ACTCAGAAGATAACGTAGTATGCCTCAATAAGCCAGATAGAATAGCTTCAACATATTCTGAAGGTTTAGATGGAGTAGGGATAGTATCTAGAGCTTTATATAAATCGTGTATATATTGATCCTAAAATTGGTTTAGGTATGAATATATTGTTTCTGTATCTAACTTTAAGCTAAATTCAGTTTCAGGTATCATAGTTTGCACCCTACGTTCAAACTCTATACCAAGTAATCTTGTTTGTTCTAGTGTCATCCTTCAATAGGTAATGTTGATAACTTAGTTTGTAATCTAGTAGATTCTACATTCTCAAGTGCTACGGTTATAGCAAGACTAATAAGTTCTTCAGCCATTGTATCCGATAACTCGAAGTCTACGTTTCCAAATTCGTATAAAGCTTCTTGCTAAGTAAGAGATTCTACAAAACCAGCTGGTTTCTTTATATATGTACCGTTTAATATAGGAGCAGTACTATGCACAAATGGATCAACCAGCACGTATATATTAGATTCTTCTATATATGAGACTGGATGGTTTATCCAAGGAATATTACTGTCTGTGGCTTTAAATCTCCTAGCTATCTGATGATTCATAGGTATCAATAACTCTTTATTGTCGCCATAACTTATAACTCCTTCAAGATAATACATAAGATCCTACGGCATATTGAATTTGTATTCATTAGACACAACCGTAGCAGTATTGCTATAATCAAATTGTTTTGTAGTAACAAGTGGCCTAAGATCTTCTACAGCCTTTGTATCGTATTCAAATGGAGATTGCCTTGTATTATTACCTGTAAGCTTACGAGCAATTAGAGCTAAATATGCTTTATCTAAGATAGTAGCAATTTCGTAATCTGTAAGTGATGGATATGACGAAGTAATATTAGCCTTGTCATATTCTATCATGAATTTGGTTTTTATATCTTTATGCGTCATATCTCTTTGTTTTTATCACTTATTTCGTGTCTCGTTTATAATTGACAGCTTCAAGTCCTGATTCTTCTTACTATCCAGATAGGCTATTGCATCTTCTAATGAATCAGCAAACATATCAGTTCCGTAGAAATAATGAGTTTTATCTTTACGAATTACTCCTTTAGAAATAGCTTCTTCAAGTAAGAATTCTGTTTCTTTAGATTTATTATTAACCCACTTATCAAAGAAGCGTTTTGGTTGTTTATCCACTATATTAAACAATGAAGATTCTACAAGTTCGTTGGACATTCTATCAGCAGACATTCCAAATAGTCTGAGACACTTGCGCATTTGTTCTAATGACAATGAATCGAACTCTTTGATAGCTTCTCTACGCAGTTTGTTTTGCTTGTTTTGTTCTATTGCTTCGGCCTCTCTATTTATAAGTAGATAATCTTTACCAGCATCTAATTTATCAAGTGAAGTAGCTACGCGTTTATGTCCGCTAAGGAACTTTATAATCATAGCTTGACGAGGAATTGAATCATCTAATAACAGAGTTCTAGTACCGAGTTTTACACAGAATGTTGTCCAAAAGTCAGATGTCTTAGCAAGATGGCCTTCCTCATAACCTAAAGCTTTTTCGAAATATCTCTCATCTTCTGGGGTGAGACCCGTATATATCGACCCGGATCTTGTAAAGTAAGGAGAAATATAATCATAACAATTCTTATATTTAACCAAACCTATCCAGGGATTCTTCTTTTTAATCTTTAATTCAACTACCATAATTTACATTAGTATGTTGTGTATCGGCAGGGGGAGCCTATTTAGCATCCCCCGTCGAGTACATTATATCTTTTTATATTACGCACCTACAGTAAAGATACCGTCGTTCTGCAGTTCAGTATCGTCTGCATCGCAATACAGAATACCGCAAGACAGCGGATTGCGTACCATAATACCAACTTCGCCAAGGAAGTGTACCTGGTAACCATCACGGCTGTTAGAACGCAGTGTGTTAATGCTGTTAGCGTAACCGTTAGGAGCTACAGAACCACCAGTATACCACTGTACGAACTCACGACCCTTACGACAAACCTTAACGATGTTAGACTGACCATCAGCGTTGCTAATATCAACGAAGAGGAAAGTATAAGACATCAGTGGCTTACCAGTCAGCGGATGAAGCTGACGGAAGAGCTCCATATTGTCGAACATAGGACAACGCTTCAGAGAGAGCGTAATACCATTGGTCATGTTGTAAGTAGTGAACTGACCACCGAG